GAGTTTGTAAAGTACTTTCGAGTCTGCCATCAACGTTGTTATCAATTGCGCCACCAACAACTATATCGTTAAACTCAACTCTGATAACAATACGTGTAGGAATGTCTGACTTTACTTTAACAGTATAAAGATTTCCTGCATAAATTCCACTATAGGTGCCAGATCCTACCTTTTGATAAACATTTTGATAAGAACTAGTTAACCCGTAGTTACCGATTGATGTGCCACCGCCGGTTGTGGATACTGTTGTTTCTGCACCAATTTTAATAATGCCTGCTTCTGCACATAATGCAGCCCAGTCTAATCCTTTTGCAGCAGCAGCACCTGTATTATTTGCAGTTACCCTAAGTTCTCCGCCTGTATTAAAAAAGTGTCGTCTATGATCTATGGAAGAAAATGTAACTGCTACTTCGTGGTAAATTAAACCGTTCCATGTACTAGTTCTAGCACTTGCTATCGCAGCTTCTAATGATGACTGTGTTGAATGCATTAATGCTTTATCTGTTTGTACCTGCGTCATTAAAGCTTCAAAGTCTTCAACACCTTTCTTAAATCCATCTGGATCCGTAGTTGTTACGCCTGCGTTACTAACATATGTACTTGTTGATTCAGCAACAGTATTAAGATTTTGCACAACTTGGGCAATTCCAATATCGCCTGGTCCTACTTGATGTACTCTTGCAGCAAGTATGTCTGCATATATTGCATTTATGTCAGCAGCTTCAATTACATCTCCTGTATTATTAACTGATGCACTAGTAACTGTTTGTCCGTACCCATTTTGACCCGATCCAGAGCCCAGTATAAGTGCAATACTAGATTGCAAATTGTTAATTCGTGCCGCTGTAATTTCTGCCATTTTAAATTATACCTTAAGTACGCATTCTACTAATTTCTCGCCGTCATCGCTATTACTTTCGAGTGCAATACCTACCATTGCCGTTGTTGCAACAGTACCACATACGCCATCTTCCCATGCATAAATTACTTGTCCTTTATTTACTGGTCCTTTAACTCTTACTGGAAGACGACCTTTAAGTCCAATATATTGTCCGTCAGCTTCGCTGTTCATCATATATGCTGGATCAGTTGATACGACACCAATACAGTGATTGCTTGTGCCTGCTGGCTCTACTTCGTGACCTTCATGTGTGCATACTGCAACTGCTGTGCCTGCTGGTAATTCTGTTTCTGTTGTGTATTTTTCTGCTAAGTCAGCATAACGTGCTTGTGTTGCAGTACCTTGGAATAAATTTGCAGCAATGTTGCCCGTTGCGTCTCTAACTGCTACTGTATTATTAGTTGCACTTGCGCTTGCACTACGGAAATCAGTGCCTACTCGTAATGTAGCTGCTTTAGTTGCTTCGCCTGTAATTGTAGTAGCATATACATTTGAAAATCCTAATGATGCACTACCTAGTGTAAATGTGTTATCAGCTGCTGGAACTATTCCAGTTGCTGTAACTGTAGCTACGTGTGTTAATACGCCTGCACCGCTGGTAACTTTTAATTGTATCGAACTATTATTAGTAACATTTTGAATTACGCCGTCGTATCCGTTTGCAGCAATTAAAACTTGCAAATCATTTGAGTCACCGATTAATGCTCCTGCATCTGGTAGCTCAATTGCGTTTGTAAACACTGTGTTACCAGCGCCTGATTGTATATAGTTTGCTGCTGCAATGCCACCAAGTTTATCAGCATTTGTTGCTGTTCCGTGGAATCTATCAGTTGTACTTGTAATACCTGCTGTTGCTAGTTTAGTATTTCTTAGTGTAATACCTTTGTTAATTCTATCATAGCCTTGGGCAATTAAAGCAGTTTGGCTTGCATTTAGATCAAACTGTGTTGGACTTATAACAAAAATTGTTGCATCTTCAATAACACTAGCAATTATTCCTCTTGTAGCACTTGTAGTATCAAGAACTTCGAGGCTTTGCATTTGGGTTACGCCTTCGCCTGCGTTCTGTGGTCCTATGAGTACAAAGACAGTGCCGTTGTATACGTATAGTTGATCGTTGCCGCTGTCCCACCAAAAGTCGCCAATTGCTAACCCTGTTGGTTGAGCCGTTCCAATTTCTGCGCCGCCTGTTGTGCGCCACTGCGTTCCATCGTAAAACTTTAATTTGCTTGTGCCACTGTCAAACCAGACCTGTCCACTAAGTGGCCTTGCTGGTTGATTAGCTCCGCTGAAGTTTTCCAGCAAAAACAAAAAGTTTTCATTTTGTATTTCGCCGTAACCTGCGTAGTTTTTACCGATGAATTTAAGGTCAGTTGTTTGATCAACTGTACCATCTTCCACTGTAGTTAACAGTGTGTTGTTATATCTATCTATTGCATATGCCATTATTGCGTAACCCCTAGTGCTATTATATTATTTATCGTTTTTCTTAGTACGCAGTGACTGACTGGTAAATCCATGCAGAACCGTTTGACTTATATGTCATTAGTGTTCTAGACGGAGTAAGAATAACAGTACCACTAGCGCCTTCAGCAGCAAAAACAACGTCTTGTACTACTGATTCGTTTTGTGTTCCGTTCGAATCGACTGATAAGTAACTTACAGTTTTTGCACTTTCAACATCCACTCCTTCAACTGTTGCTCCAGCATATGACGTTGTATGTATACGTGCAATTTTATGATTGTTTAGTGTCACAGCAGGATATAAGTCATTTAAATATGTTGCAAGAGCATTTTGCAGTGTAGTGTTAGTTCCCATACCCGTAATATCCATACTAAATGCAAGATCAGATGTAGCAAGTTCTTCATCTGTGTATGCTTTAGTTGCAACTGTTCCTGCGGTAGATTCTGTTGTTGCATTCAGTGCTGCTTGTTTAGCACTTATTGCTTTGGCGACGCCGGTAATTTTCTGTGCATCAGTAATATTAATAGTGCCGCCTGCTGTAATTGCTATACCAGCAGTTGATACAAATGCCATATCATTTGTTGACGTAATAGTTTTACCGTTAACATTAATTTCATCAACTTGCAGAACAGTTAGTGTACCAACTAATGCTAAGTCTGGTGCTGAAGAGATATTAACTAGTGAAGTATCTGTAAGTTTATCAACTCCGCCAATTTTATAAGTTTGCCCAGTGTTTAACAAATCAAAGTTTACGTTGGTAGTAAATGCATTTGTAGCGTTCATCCAAAGTATATCTTTACTACCACTTAGACTGTTAACTTGTATTCCTGATGCATCTGCTTGTACATTAGTAAGTTCAGTACTATCGTTCATTACTCCAATTTCAATTACTTTGTCTTCAACTCTTAATACTGCAACGTCTAATGCAACTCTAGTACCTTCTACAATTAAATTACCTGTACAGCGAATATCACCTTCAACATCTAATGTGTATGCAGGCAATCTGTTAGTTGTAAAAATACCAACTTTAGCTGCACTTGAATCTACATAAATTGCGTCTACTGAGATTGAACCAAAAGCACTTGACTTCACACGTAAACTTAAATCGTGATCTGTAAGTTGATTTTCAATATAAAAACGTGGTCCAACAACTTTTTGTACGTTGTTTTGTGATAGGCCAATTGTTAACCCACCTGAGTTTTGAATTGTTAGTGTACCAGTTGTAATACCACTTGCTGTCGATGGAAGAAAACTGTCAGCTCCCCTAACTATGCCGCCAGATGTAACAAGTGCGTTTGCAGAATCTGCAATACCTCTATATTTAAAGTTAGCGGTATCAATAATATTCATACCAACTTTAATAATACCATCAGGATTTGATGCAGTAACTAATCCCATTACACGCTGCGCATAAATTGGAGTAAATTCAATATTACTAATTACTGCTGTAAGTGTTCCACCTACATATAAATTTGCAACAGTACGTGATCGACTCTGCGAGTCAAGTATGCTACCTATTTCAAATCCACTCTTTCCTTGTGTCAATGTATACTGTGGTCCCATTAGCATTAAATCTGTGCCGTCAAACGCATAAACTTGGTTGTTTAGGTTATCAATCCACAGATCACCAGCAACCATTTGTGGACGAGTGTTTTGTACAATTGGTCCTCCGCTTGACTTCCAAATTGTTCCGTCATATACTTGCAATCGCTGATCTGTACTATTCCACCATAATTGTCCTGTTATTGGATTACTAGGCGCTGCTGTGTTACTAAAATTTTCAAGTAATTTAATAAAATTCTCGTTAAAATACTCGCCATAACCAGTATAGTTTCTACCAACTAATGTAAGGTTTGTACTAGCTGTATCAATTTGACCGTCAATTAAGTCTAGTAGCAATGTGCCGTCTGTTTTGTTTAGTTGGTAGCTCATGTTATACTCCAGTATAGATAATATAGTTAACTGCTAAGAAAGGATTCATAACATCAATTGGCGCACCTAGTGTTGCGTCAGTCTTGATGCCGCCGCTTGAAGCAATACCCTGTGTTCCACCAAGACCTGGTTCAATTGGAAGTTCAATAGCATTGTCATCAACTGGCGCGCCTGCCCCAACTCTAACCCCATAAAACTGTGTGCCGCTGGCGCCTTCTAAATCATGCTCGTGTTCTGGCAAGTTGTCAGTTGAAATTGTTTTAGTTTCAGTTCCTGCGTTGCCGCCGATAGCATCAGCAGCAATGTTTGCTACTCTATTTGCGCTCGGGCCTCCCATGTTATCAAGACCTAGTGCAAACCTGCCTCTAAAGTCTGGCAATGTAAATTTAGCAACACCGTTGTCACTAACTAAACTAGCATCTTTAAAGTTGTGTGCAATTGCAATCCATAAATCGTTGTAATCAGACTTAGCAATTTCACTACCGTCGCACAACAACCAACCTGCAGGAGCTTCGGCGCCGCCGAATGGCATCATTGCGCCTGCAGGAACAAGTGGAATTGTCTTTAAGAAGTTACGCTTTGTAATTTTATAAACACCGGTTGTTCCTGATGTTACATTTAATAATAATTCGTCTGCGTTTCCTGCATCGTAAGTAACAGTCTTGTTACTAATAAAGCTATCAGCAATACTTACTGCAAAAGTTTTTGTGCTTCCGCCGGTTTGGCCGTCGAAGTCGAAACTGGCAGGTGCAACATCTCCACTTAGTGCAAAAGTAGTAGCACTTGCTAGTCTATCTGCGCTGCCTGCTCTGCCGCTAACTGTACCACTTACGTTACCTTGGATATTTCCGTAAAATGTTGTAGAATGTATTTCTGAATATTTGTTAATTGATGTACCAATAGTTCTTGTGCTGTTAGCATCTGGGGCAATATTTCCAGTTTGTAGTACACCACCAACATCAACGTTACCGCCAATGTATGCATTGAGTGCAATACCCAAGCCGCCTGTTGTTACAATACTACCTGTTCCAATTGATGTTGAATTAATAGTACTGGTAAGCTGTAACACACCTGTTTCTGCTTCTCCTGTTTTGGGGGAGATTTTAATATTACCTTTAACATCAACTGCTTGTTCAGGAGCACTATTGTTAATTCCAACATTACCTTCACTATTGATACTTACAACAGTTGGAGTTAAGTTTCCGTTACGCATTCTAACGTCAATACTTGATCCACTTGTATTATGTTGTATAACTCCAGTTTCGCCGTCTATACCTAAACTTAGCTGTCCGCCTGTGCCAATTTTAATGCCGTCATTACTTTTAACACTTAATTGATAGTCTGTACTACTTGCAGCATTGCCTCTTAAAAAGTTGCTTGCTGCAATTGATGTGCCGCCAACTACTAATGCTTCTGCTTTTTCAGCAGTTCCGTAATATTTAAGTGCTTGTACACCTATGATTGCTTCGTCTGCAATGTTCATACCAGGATTAATACCAGTTCTAAATCCTTTTATTGATGTTTTTGGAATAAAGCTCTGACTACTAATAATAATTACTGGCTTATCTTCAACTCTAATAGATAATACATTATAAGTTATGTCGTCAGTACCTACAATTGCTTGTGCTGTAGCTCCAGTTAATAGACCATCACTAAAGTCTGGTCCTACTAATACCCAAGCACTACCCGTAAACAAATATAGCTGCTGACTTTCCGTGTTAACCCACAAGTCGCCTGCGCTTGAGTTTGCTACTGCTGGAGCAGCACTTGCTTTTTTAAGTCCGCCACTTGCTACCCAGTTAGTTCCGTCATACACTTTAAGTTGATCTACTCCTTGAGTGGAATCATACCAAAGTTGTCCTTCTACTGGGCGCAATGGTGCTGTTGTGCTTGCAAAATTTTCTAATATGTGCAGAAAGTTTTCATTTACTGCTTGTCCGTATGCTGTTGTTCCTCTGCCAGGAAAGTTTAAAGTAGTTTCATTATTAAGAGTGTTATCAGCAACAATTATTGTGCCTTTGTTAACAGTGTCAGTGTAATTTATTGTATATGGCATATTTTATCCCTTACCCTGCCAAACTTTGTACACGTACAGTGTAGTCAATTTGGATTAATCTGTTAAGTGACTTTTGTA